TGTTGAGTGTGTTGGGAACAATCGTCCGATCCATCAGCCTCTTTTGTGGCTCTGCCGGAATGAACGGAAGCACATTGCGCGCCACCGAGCGGGTAAAGCTCGGGCTGGTGCCGCCCACCGTCTGCACATACCGGGTGTGTCTGCCGCTCGCACGCAAGATCGGCGTGTTGTAGTTGCCCGCGGCGGTGATGCGCTGCATCTCATACAGGGTCACCCAGTTGGTGCCGCCGTCAAAAGATTCTTCCACCCTGAAGTCGAGCGTCGGCGTCGTTCCGGCGACGGCTGTCACATTGACGTTGACCTGAAAGCCGTTGCCCAGAGCATTGGAGATTGTCGCCGAATTTGCCGACGCGGTGAGGGCCGCTGAGGCCAAATCGGTGATGCCGGTAACAGCGGGGTGCATGAACCAGCCGCCAAGGCCACTGGTTCCGGAGATAGAAGCCCCAGTGGATTGGAGCACGCTCATCGATCCGCCCATGCCGTACATCGGCAGCGCTTTATCGCTGCGCGCCGTACCCTGACCGTCAATCTGTACGCGGCTCTCGCGCCACGAAGTGACGGAGATATCGTGGCTGCGCAGCGTAGGCCGCAAGATGACAGCGCCGCCCGCATTCGTGAGCGACAGCGTATCGAGCGCAGGAGAGATGCGATTGCCAGCGATGCCATAGACAGGCCGTAGCACGAGGGTGCTTGTCACGATGTGCGCCACTTCCCAGGCGCCATCAAGCCCGAGGTCCGCGCCTGCCACCGCCTCACGCATGCCGTGGATGTTGATGTAATCGCCAAGGTTCAGGCCGGCCCAAGTCGTGTGCCCGCCTATTTGCAGCCAGTTCTCACCGTTGGCCGCGATGGATTGCGCAGTCTGCACGACTTGACCAATGATGCCCGGCTGGTCTTTGCCGCCGTTTGCAATGCAGACAAACCCACCGTAGGAGGTGGCGATGACTGCAGTGCCAATCACCGCAGTGAAGGTGGTTGCATCCACCACCGTGACCTGTACCGGCACCGTGATAAAGGCAAAGTTTGCCGTATCCCGGATGCCCTTGAGCGTGACGTAGTTGCCGGTGGCAAGGCCGTGAGGCGCGTCGGTGTAGATGGTGGCCGTAGTGGATGCCGTGAGCTTTTCTGCCTTGACGATCTTTGCAATCGGGCGAGAAACGTTGGCCGGCATATACAAGCGGAAACGCGGGTAAAGCGTTGCAGCACCGCTGGGCTTGACGCTGGTGCGGAGCGTATCGCGTGGCGTCCAATACGTGTTGACCTGCTCTACTTTGTCCATCACAACAGAGGCCGATGGGGTGCACTCAAGCATGTAGCGGCTGGTCGGCTTGATCTCGTACTGCCCCCAAGATCCACCCGCCACATACGTCGGTGCGCTGGAGGAAATTGTGGTGCGATGGTCGCCCGTCAGCGCGCCGCTGACTTGATTGTCGTCGCCGCCGAAGATCGAAACGACAGCAGCAGACGTTGCAGTGGTACCCGTGAATCGAATCCCGAAGGCGTTGCGTGCGCCGGAGAAGTTGTTATAAAACTCAACTTTCGCCGTGCCCAGTGCGGGCGTGATGACGGGAACCGCCAGCGATGGCAGGGCCACTTCGTCGGAAAAGCCCACGGTGATCGTCTTGCGGTCTGGGCTGATGTACGAAATACAAGCGTTGGGGTAGCACAGCCGGTTGTCCAGCAGGCCGGTGATGTTGATCCAATCACCAATAAACACGGCGGCATTCGCGCCGACAGACGGCAGCGCTGCATCCAGCACGATGGTCATGACCGTGCCCGCCGTGGCGTTGTAGGCAGCGCCCTGCACTGCGCTCGACTGATAGCAGCTCACGATGTTGATGGGCGCTGGCACAGGGTCAGGGCCTGCCACGGGGTCATTGGCGAACAGCACCGCCGTTGCAAAGCTGATGCCCGTGCGAACAAAGCTCCCAGCAAACTCAAACGCGCAAGGCTGCATCACGCCAGCGGCGTAGTTGACGATGGACGACTCTCCAGGCAGCAGCGGCGATGCAGACACCGCCACGATGACCTGCCCGTTGACGCCGCTCACCGCAGTCACAAAGTCGCCACGCGCCCAGTTGACGCCTGCAAAATTGCCCCAGTCAGCCGCCATATCTTCGGGGTTCTCGCGCTCTGGGAGGACTTGGGAGATTGTCTCGGAGGATGCGACTACCTCGGCATAGGTGCCGTCGCCCATGTCTTTCCATCGTTTTGTAACGCTATGCTCTGCTTTGACGAGATCGGTCATGTTTGTGTCCCTCAGAGGAATTTTGGAAAGCTGCGCATCTTTGCCGCCATCACGCCGCGGCTGTGATTTGCCGCGACAGTGGAAACCCGTGCCTCAAACATAGCCTGGTGAACTGGAGAGCCTGCGAGATCGGAAAATGGCTGCCCTGGGATTCGCTTGATCGAAGCGACGGCCCCATGCGCGATGTTCTGCATGTGCTGCATGGCTTGAGCGTCGTCAAGCGTGGAGGATGTGATGCTCGGAGCTACTGCGGCATCCGCAACAACTTCAAGGCCGGATCTCTGGATGGGATAGACCACCAGCGTGCGGCCGTCTTGCGTGAAAACGAACTCGCGGCCTGGGAAGGTGCGCGAGAGCTCCATCCCATGCGTAGTCTCAACCATGGGGAAGTCGCTTTCTCCCACAGTTACCGACTTGATCTTGATGATCTGTGTCTGTGCTGGAGGATCGAGCGCCACAAGCGCCGTTCCGTCCGTTACCACAGGGTCCAGCACCAGCCGATAGGACAGCGTGCGCCGGAAAAACTCGATGGCCGCCAGCTTGACGTGCTGCTCCAGCACCGGATCTGGACATCCGGTCACATAGGGCAGCACGTAGGGGCTGAAATCAGACCACTTCATCGTCGTACTGGCGATGGGTCACGTAGCGCAGCTGGGTTCGGATCTTGTCGTCGTCCATGCGCTCGATTTCTGAGCGAGCCAGCCCGCGGCGGTGGGCCAGCGCGCGCAAGTCGCTGCCAGACAGCTTCTCGGGGTTCTCCCGATCGGCCGCTGACAGCGCCTGCTCAGGCTCGGCAGCTTTGCGCGGGCGGGCCATCAGGCGAGGCCTGCGGTCACTGGGCGGCAGATCAGCGTTGCGCGGATCGTTTGCCCAACTGCGGGAGCTGCGCCCAGGAACTTGATGCCCCAGCCACGCTCGGATGCGTCGGACGCGATGGCGTTGACGTTCTTGGAGCGGCGGATGACGCCGGCCGTCGCGGCAGCAGAGGCGGCGAAGAGCTCGTTGCCCATGGTGCGTGCGTTGTCGGCCTTGGCATAGGCGCCGCTGATAACGCCGGCATCGAGAGCGGCCGAAGCGCCCAGGGCGCCGGTGTCCACGATCAGATCCACTGGAACGCAGTCTTGGGGAATCGCGCCGAACTCAACGATGTCATTGATGGCATCACCGGTCGCAGTCACGTACTCACCCGTCACGACAACGGGGCAGCTTGCTTCATAGGCGGCTGGGGTAGGCAGACCCGCCCGCACCTGCTTGGATTGTTTCAGGGCCATTTTGGTACTCCTTCAAGTGTTGGTTAAACAGCGGCCGTGAAAGCCGTGTCCACAGTGATCTGGCCGTAGTCCATGCCGTCGAACTGGGACTTGTCCGCTCCGAAAATCATCTCGAAGAACAAGATGTGATCGTGATTGCGGTCTTCCATGTCCTCATCCAGGCTCACGGACATGCCATCTGCCATGCCCTTGGTGCCATGGGCAATCGACACGGCATTGGCGCCCATGAACAGCGAGCGGGCAGCATGCACAGCGCCAGCGCCATAGTCGCTGAACTTCACACCCACTTCCATCTCATCAATCAGCACGCCGTTGAACATGCCGGCGCCGCCCTTGAAGATCTCGCTTTCCTTGCCCACTGCACCGGTCAGAGCCTTCTGGGCTTCAAACCAGCCTTGTGCGCCCACGTCGTCGCGGATGTCCTGCATCACTTCGGGGAGCACAGCCAGTGCGAAGCATTCCTTGCCACCCTTGCGGATGGGGGTCATCTTCACGGGCTTGTCCTTGCCTCCCAGCATCTTCTTGGCCTTGGTGCGCAGCTTGTTGACAGTGGCCAGGGTCATCTTGTCGCCAGCGGCCAGCGTTGCCTTGGTCTTGGTGCCGTCCGTTCCGATGAACAGGTGGGCCGCGTCTGGCGCGCGTAGGGCGTTGGGATACCCGGTGTAGTCGGTGCCGAAGTGGCTGATTTCATCACCGACACCGCGGGCGCCGGATGCGGCGGTCACGATGACCTGCTCATACAGCTCCTTGATGTACTCGGTCAGCTTCTCGCGGCCTTGCTTCTTGAGGTTGTAGCCAACGCGCGACTGCTCGATGCGGGCGCCAACGTTCACGCCATGGCGGAACTCGTTGATGCGCATCGTGTGCGCCGCATGCTGCAGCTTGAACTCCTGGCCGGCGAGCTTATGGCCCTCGGTGATGGGCGCGCCGCGCAGCTTGGCCACCAGTGCGGTGGTCACTTCGTCGCCGGCGCCCTTTTCCAGATCGGTCTTCTTGATGACGGCCGAACGGGAACCTTCTTCACCCACCAGGCGGGAGAAATACTGCTCCTGAGAGGCGTCGTTTGCTACTGCCGCAGCCCAGGCTTTACGCTTGTTCGGGTCATTCGGCAAAATTGTGGTGCGGGCCATGTGTTACTCCTTGCTCTGCACACTTGACGCACTCCTGCGCGCCGAAAAACCCCCGACAACTGCCAGGGCCTATAAAACGGGCTCAGTTCTCCGCTTGCCTTCTGGCTTGCCGACCCTGACGGACTGGCTGGCCTGAATACGCACGCGGGCCTTGCGCCCATCTTTGGATTCGAGTATTAGCA